TCTCCTGCTCAGGTTTAATAAGCTGCTCTGGGCATGTACCCGTAGCAGTACAGATTGGGGGCTTGCATTCAACGTTATTCCAATTTGTTGGATTTTGGCAGGGGTAACGAAAACGGTCGTCGCACCCAGTCAGCAAGCCGCAGAGGATGCCAACGCAAACAGTCAGCGCCAACAGTGAAAGTTCATGTCTTGTCACGTTTTTCCCTTTCAAGTTCTTTACGTATTTTTTCCATCTTTTCAATCTGCGTCTGGGCTTCTTTTTTGGTTTGCAGCACGTCTATGTACAACATACCCAATAAGGGTAGGAGCATACCCACAAGCACACAAGCAGCAATCCAACCCATTATATTTTCCCAATCCTGCTTAAGAGGCCGAGGAGGAGCCACAGGTACAGAAGGAAAAGAAAAGTCGCTAGTAGGTACGCTTGCTTTTCGCTTGTAAGGCGCTCCTTTTCCTTGCGTTGCCATGAGTCGTCATCCCGTTTCTTCCTTGCTTTATCCTGCTCTGCCTTGATTACATCCCGCATTTCAAAGACTTTGCTATACAAAGCCCCCATCTCTTTAGGAGCGCCGTACACCATCGCCTCTCTTATCTCCACCTCCAACGCTGCCATCTGGTCTTGAGCCATTACCCGCTTCAGGGCGGCTTCCATCAAGTTGGCATCGGGGTCAAAAACCGTTTTGCTCTTCTCTTCCTCTTCCCTTATGTGTTCAGCAAGCTGTTCTTGCAACTTAAAGAAAGTCGAAAGCTGAGTAACGATGTCTGCCATGACTTGGGTTTCGTCAACGGCAACGTAGGCTTCCTTCTTTTTCGCCACAGGCTTGGCTTGGGCGGCTGGCGCTGACCCGAAGAGCTTTGCCCAGAATCCTCTGACTGCTTTAACATCTGTAACAACTTCATCAACAGTCTTCTTGATCTCCATAAAAGACGTTTTAGCGTCTTTGTAAAGCTTACACCCCTGCTTGATTGCAGCGACACAGGCATTTGCAGCGAAGAGGATGGAGATCGGGTCAATTTTTAACTCTGCGGCATCGCTGCCTTGATTTCGTCTACTGTTGAAGCTGCGTCAATAGCAGTTTGCATCGCTGCATATTTGGCTCTAATTACAGCCCTTGCCGCTTCAGCGCCGTCGATTTGACCGGGAATTTGCTTAGCAATAGCTTCGTCATAGGGCTTGAACTCTTCAGTTCGGGCAGCACGGCGCACGTTGTGGGCTATGGTTTTGGCTTTGGTTACGTTGATGGTAATCATGCTTGCTCCTTTTCTTTCTTGGCGGCTTGCTCTGCAAACCATGCGTCTGCGCCAATCCCTCGGCCTACTGCGTTGGTGAAGTCCGCCTCCCATGCGTTAAAGAACATACTGTCTTGTGGAAGCTGATCTACGTTGATGATGTGATACGGTTTACCTGCGGGTACGTCCTTACGGGCAATCTCCTCAATAGATAAACCGCACTCAGGGGCAGGGCTAACGACGGTTAACCAACCTTCGTTGTTTGGATAAATAATTACTTGTGTCATAGTTTTTCCTTAACGAAAGATTGAAGCATTTATAATGTTGGAATCAAGTGCTGCACCATTTACTGAATTAGCCACAGCAACTTGAACCGCTGATGTTGTGTATGTACCACCAGTGCTATTGCCGGAAAAAAGTGCTTGTACTGCGCCGGGATACCAAGCTGAACCAACAACAGCATACAATGTATCTTGCATAGCTGTTGCAAAGTTTATTGTGTAATCTCCTACTCCATTGTAGGAAACAGAACTTACATTCCCGCTTGCACGAATAACCGTAAAGCTTTGGCCTTGAAAGTTTACCCAAGCTCTAGCTGAATATGATGGCGCTGAACCTGATGCTGTTGAAAGGTTTGTGGCAGTTGTTGCGTTTGTAGCGTTGGTTGCATTAGTTGCGTTAACGGCAGAAGCTACTGACTGACTAGCAATATTGCTAGATGTAATAAATGAGCCACCCGACTGTGGGTTTGTGGCTGTTGCTGCATTGCCTGAACATGATGCTGCGGTTGTTGCATTGGTAGCATTTGTTGCGTTTGTAGCGTTGGTAGCATTGGTAGCATTTGTTGAGGTTGTTGCAAAACTTACTGACTGACTAGCAATATTGCTAGAGGTAATAAATGAACCGCCGCTTTGAGGGTTGGTCGCAGTGGCAGCATTTCCTGTACATGCTGCTACTGTCTGACTGGCAATGTTGCTAGACGTAATGAACGATCCGCCCGATTGTGGGCTTGTAGCGGTTGCCGCGTTACCTGAGCATGATGCCGCTGTTGTAGCGTTGGTTGCGTTCGTGGCGTTTGTAACCGCAGTGGCTCCAATTTGACCAACAATGTCTGCTGCGCTTGCAGTTGTAATTGCTGAAGTTCCCGCGCCTTTGAGCAGTGCTCCAGAAGAAAAAGTGGTAGCGCCTGTACCACCTGAACCTACTACCAATGTAGAGGATAAACCCGCAGCAGTTCCAGTTGTGTTTTGATTGAGTGTTGGAAAGGTGCAGTTTGCAAGGTTCCCAGATGTTGGTGTGCCAAGGAGAGGGGTAACAAGTGTGGGGCTTGTAGACAAAACAACGCTGCCCGAGCCGGTAGAAGAAGTCACCCCAGTGCCGCCATTTGCAACAGGCAGGGTTCCCGTAACGTCTGTAGTCAATACAGCTTGAGCAAATGATGTGTTTGTGCCGTTTGATCTAAGTAGTCGGTTGTTTGTTTGTGCTGGGGCCAAGGCATTGAACGCAGCGTTGGCTGAGGTTTGTCCTGTACCGCCGTTCGCGATAGCAAGTGTGCCGGTTAAGTTTTGAGCTTGGATATCAAAGAAATTTGTCCCGTCCGACCAGACCATGACTTTATTGCCAGCCGCAATAGCAACCCCCGCACCGGCAGCAGTTGTGTTACCGATGACCGTAGAGTTGTATATCGTGATTGTGAAGCTACTGTTGTTCCAAATGATGTACTGCTTAGATACAGGTGGAGCATAAATGGCAGATGCCGCAGCCGCACTGTTGAGTTTCAAAATGGCGTAGATTGACTGGTTCAGGGACGAAGAAGATGTCGGCCCGTTTACATAGGTCAGAGCTTGAGCAGCAGATGAGATGGTTACTGTGTTGATTCCCGCAATAGCAGTATCAAAAATGTAAGCAAAGTTGTTGTCGGTGGTCTGACCCCATGTACCGGCTTGGTCGCCCGAGCCAATAAGCTCAATCCGCAAACTGTTGGAATATGTGCTGCTCATGGCTGCTCCTTATACTGCTGGGGGTGGTACTGCTCTAGTCCCTGATTGCTGTGCTGCTTGAAATTCTTGACCCAACTTGCTCAATTTCATAAACAGGTCAATGCACTCGCCAAGCTGACCAACAGACAACTGCTTCATGATTACGTTGAATTCGGTAATGGTTACTTCGCCGATGTTGATTTTGTCGTTCATTTGTTTTCCTTATGGAGTTGGGGTTGGGGTTGGTGGGGTTGGGGGAGCCCAAGGTAAAGCGGGTTCTGTTACGGGGTCAATTTTATCCGCTATCTGCTTGGCAATCTGTGCATTGACATGCTCTTCGTAACTGCCGGTTACAACAGGCTGAATCCAGCCCAGCACAATTTCTTGCGTTAGTTCGTCGTAAGGTATGAAGTCGGTTTGATCTGGATTGGCGGTAAAAGGTGTTGCGCCACTGAACACGCCAGTGTTGCCGTTCTCATCCGTGCCGGTTTTTGTCCAGTACGTTTGAACAACGTAGTTGGTTTCTGTTCCCACATTGGTAACTTTCATGCCTGTTACGGCCCATGTGTATGTGATTGCCATGTTTACACTCCTTTAGGGTATTTGATTTTAACTGTCAAGCAGTCCGCGATGTTTGGATAAATAATTACTTGTGTCATAGTTTTTCTTTAACGGAAGATTGCGGCATTTACAATGGGGGAATCGAGTAATGCGCCATTTGCTGAATTAACCACAAAGACTTGAACTGCTGTTGTTGCATATGTACCCCCGCTATTGCCGTTGAAAACCGCTTGTTGTGCGCCGGGATACCAAGCCGAACCGATAGTAGCGTAATTTGCATCAACCATTGCAGTTGAGAAGTTTATTGTGTAATTTCCTGTCCCGTTGTATGAAACTGAGCTTACATTCGAACTTGCCCGAATAGATGTATAGCCCTGACCAAAAAAGTTTACCCAAGCACGGGCTGGATATGAAGTTGACCCAGATATTGACCCTGTTACTGTCAGATTACCGCCGTTGTCACAAACCATTACGTTAGTGCCACCACCATTGCGGAAAATTACGTTGCTAGTAAACTGAAGATACCAATTATTAGAGTGGTACTGTATCTTCCCTGCGAACTCACCAGTCCAACCCGCACTATCAGCACGCCAATCGCCTACGGTACGCAAAGAGTAAATGCTGGTCGGGTCTAAATAATACCCAGTGTTGTCGTAATCATAAAAGATTGTGCCGCGAATATCACCGGGGTTTCTTAAACTTGCGCCGCCCCACGCCCCTCTAAAGCTTCCGTTCTCAAGAATAAGAAATCCATGAGAAGCAAGATTCCCCGCTATGCCGCCAGCGTTGGGGTGTGACCAAGCCATTCCGTACAGGTTGCCTGTGCTAGTTCCGTTAGCTGGAAGAATGTAAGACTCCCCCATCGAAAAAAGGGCTTGATAACGGTATGAGTCGTAAAGGCCCACCTGCCCAACCCCATAGTTTTGGGAAACCATGTTGTTGTTGTAATAGAGCTTATTTATATTTGAAGTGTCAGTAATGTTTAAATAATAACTGTTGTTATCATTCATGAACAGGTTGCCGTTTGGAACTTTTCTTAAATCCCAAGTAGACCAATTAGACCTTAAAAATCCATACTCATTTCCTGCGTTAGCGTACAACTGCATACACCACACATCTTGGGCGTTGTAAAAAGAAATACCAACATCAGTAGTACCCTCTAGCGCTCTCCACTTTGTGTTTCTTGGGACGTTGTTGCTACGCAACTGCACATTACCATCATTGATTCTTATGTCACTGAACACAGAAACACTGCTGGGGTCTACGTAATACGAAGAGTTGTTGGCATCGTAAAAAATAGTTGCGTCTACACGACCGTCAAAATAACCACCTTTTGTGACGTATATGCCATAATTAGCATTGGTTGATGATGTGCCAAAACCTGTGCAGTTATTACCGTAGTTGTAGTAGTTTGCCCAACGCCCACCACCCTCATAGTAAATACCGCCGTTTGAACTACCGTCAAACATAAGGTGCGGCTGGCTTCCGCCGCCGTTGAAGTGGATTCCTCTCCAAGTATTTCTTACCCCAATAATTGATATAGCACCGTAAGTACTTGTTGTGTTGGCGGTAAGTTCCGCCGCGTTTGTACTGGGCCAGTACAGGCCATTAGAAGTATTGAACTGAAGCCAGTTGTCCGCTTGGTAGTAGCCGCTAACGTTGCCGAACTTGCCAATGTATGTATTAGCGGCGTAGCCACCAAGATTGGTGGAGTTGGATGCAGTAGTAGCGCTGTCAGCTATCCGAGCGGAGTCAACACGAACGCCGTAGGTATTTGCACCGTTCCACCCCATTAATGTGGGGTATGTTGCCGTCCAAGCTATTTGCGAGTTGGTATTGTTTACCGCACCGCCGTCAGGTGACGTGCCAGCCGAAGCATCAAATATGGTGTGGCTGTTGTTGTAGTTTTTCCAAGCCAGTTGACCAACAACTGCGGTAATTGTTCCGTTTGTAGCCCAGTTTGTGCGATTGGTTGATAGGTTTATTGCCGTAGTCGCAGTAGCCGAATTGCCTGTGACGTTAATACCCCAAGTGCCGGAAGCATTTGTGCCGTCAGTCCAAGCTACATCTTTAAATGTAGAAAACGCTGTAGCAGACCCAAAACTTTGTTGCCATACCCGCATTCCAAGAACGTCTTTGCGAAACGACACCATATTGTCGTTGCCGCCAGTCACATCACTGTAAGACCTCATCAAGAAAAAATCAGAATATGGAGCTAAGTTGTTGTTCGTCCACGAACCAAAGCCAAATGTTGCATACCCGGCTGAGCCATCAGCAGGAGCAGCGGTGCGATCATCAATTGATGCAATACGCGGTATCGTTATGTTTGCAGAGCCATTAAAACTTGTTAAGTTAATTGTTCTGGCGGTCTGTAAGGTAGTAGCAGTAGCCGCGTTGCCAGTCGTGTTCTGGTTTAGTGTTGGGAACGTGCAGTTTGCAAGGTTTCCGGATTGGGGTGTACCCAGAATTGGGGTTGTCAATGACGGTGAAGTAGCCAACGCAACAACAGTGCCAGTGCCTGTTGTAGAGTAAGACGTAGCCCACGATGTGCCTGTGGAGTTGGGTATGCCTGCGCCGGGATACACCATAGTGCTTGGGGCTGAAGCAGACACCCAAGTTGTGCCGTTAGACTGAAGTACGTTACCGTTTGTGCCGGGGGCTACGACTTGAAATGCTGAAGTACCGTTACCCAGCAAGACGTTGTTGGCTGTGAATGTTGCCGCACCTGTGCCACCGTTACCAACAGGCAGAGTACCTGTGACGTTTGCAGCAAGATCCACGAACTGAGTCGATGTTGAGCCTGTACCACCATTAGCTATTGGAAGAGTTCCGCTTACGTGCGTTGCCAAACCAATCTTGCCGTAGCTGGGAGCAGAGCCAACACCCCCTGAGATCAGCGCATTACCGACCGCGACATCTGCGAGTTTCGCCAGCGACGTTGTTGTATCCGCGTATACCAAATCTCCCACAGCGTAAGAGGACTGACCAGTACCACCATAAACAGCACCAATAGGTGTAGCGTTCCAAGTACCAGCAGTAAGAGTACCGACTCCAGTAACGCCCGTGTAGCTGCCAGACAACCTTGAAGTGCCCAGAGTACCCGATGTAATATTACTTGCATTGGTTGTGTCCGTTGTTGCTGATGGAGCCAAACCCGAAACTGCTGCTGCGGCTATGGCAATACCTGTAGGAGTAACGCTGGTTACTTGCCCTTGTGCGTTGGTCGTAAACACAGGAACAGAAGCCGCCCCGCCGTACGTACCCGCAGTGCCTGTGTTGGCAATATTGAATGTGTAGCTTGGGGACTCACTCAGCCCTGTACCCGCCGTGTATGTGATTGGTGCGGAGAACTGCTGAAAAAGAATAGTTGTTGTTCCAACTGTTATAGGTGGCGCGGTCTGTTGCACCCAAGCGGTATTAACGTTAGCAGTGCCGCTGGTAACCAAGAAAAAGTCACCCTCGTCAATCTGGTCAACTCCAGTACCAACAGTATCAAAATCAGTTGCACGAGTAAGTATGTACGGTGCGCCAGCAGAGCCAACCTGAGTAACAACATACACGCCGTTGTTTGCGCCTGCTGCTTCATTTTTTACAAGTATGCGTTCCGCAACAATAGTAAGTGTTGAGTCTACTGACAGAGCGCCGTTAGCGTTTCCTGTAAGCGTTGCCCCTACCCCAGATGTGCCGTTGTTGTACGTGTTTGCTGGTAATGCTGTGGTGGTTGCTAAGGCTACAGCTTCATGGAAGTGAATACCAGATGCAATCGCATCCGCATACGCCTTGTTGACAATGTCTGTGTTGTTTACTGGCGTTGTAGCAACTGTCCCAGATGTAATGTTTGCAGTTGAAATGTTTGCAGTACTAGCACCCAGTGTGCCAATGTCTAAAAGAGTTACAGCAGACCCCGCCGTGTCCAAATACACTGCTCTTTCCGCTGGGTACGTACAAAACACATTCTTTACGCCAGCAGCAAAACTAACCAAACTATTGGAATTGCTGGACTCTAAAACAGTGGTGCGGCTTAAAGTTGTGCCTGAAGCCGTGTATGTGCCAATGCCTACTTCGTAGTCACCTGTTGCTGGGTCTGCAATTGCGTAGTAGGTTTGATTGGCGTTGCCAATAACTGCAAAAGTCTGGAAACCCAAAACAGCGCCGTTAAGCGTCAGTGTCCCAGTGCCCGTTGTAGTGGACGTTTCCTGAACCCGATCTTTAACTACAAGTGCCATGATTAACCCTGCGTTTTCACACTCTGCCAAGTGGTAGATTGTGAGTTGTTGATTTCTGACCAGCCCGGAGTTTGCGCATCATTGATACTTGCCCAGTTTGCCGTCTGCGAATCGTTGATGATTTCCCAAAGCAGCCGCGCAATGATCTGATCGGCGGCTAACGCACCTTCTGTAATGGTAGCAAAAAAGACCGCAGTTGCCAATACAGTATCAAGGACTTGGGCGGTTTCATCAACTGCTGCATTGAAGATGGACGGAGCCACCAAAACACTGTCTGAGCCGGTAGCAGTTTCTTCAACAGACACCGGAAATTCCGCTTGTGCGCTAAGTGCATCTGAAGCCGTGGCGCTCTCACTTACGCTGGCGGGGAAAGATGTTGTGGCGCTGGCGGAATCTGAGGCTGTAGCGGTTTCAAGCACTGCCGCCAAAAATATTGCGAAAGCTTCGGCTGAGTCAGATGCGGTAGCAGATTCTGAGATTGAATTGACAAAGTCAGCTAATGAGGAGACGCTATCCGCCCCTGTTGCAGACTCACTTATCGCGCCATTGAAAACAGCCAAACTACTGGCGGAATCTTGTGCTGTGGCAGACTCGTCCACTGAGGAGATAAAGTCAACCAAGACGCTTGGAGCGTCTCCGATAGTGGCGGTTTCCGCAGACTCTGCATTGAAACTTGATGCAACAACAGCTACGCTGTCTGATACCGCTGAAGCCTCTGTAACCGCCGCCAAGAATATCGCAAGGGCAGCTACTGCATCCGAAGCTGTTGCAGACTCTTCAATAGAGCTATCAAAAACCTGCCCCGCCGCACCTAATGCAGCAAATGGGGCCGTGGCAAATGGTGCATCAGCAAACACACGTTACGCAGCGTCGAGGCTGAATGTGTATGTTACGTTTAAAGTGTCGCCAGACACAACAGTGCGATCACCGGGGGATGTGAAGTCTGACTCAGAGAACAATACGCCTGCTGTGCCGCTAGACACAGTACACAAGAATGCGCCAGCCACAACACCACCAGCACCTGAAATAGTGAAAGCAGAGGGTGCAGCAGAGTTGCTGATGACCGATGGGTCTGCGGTTGTTGCTGTGCCAAATGTCACGGCCTTACGTGAACCAGAATAGTTGGTGAACTCAGTCCATGCTTTAGAAGCCAGAGTGTCAGCGGCGGCAAAAGTTGTGCCTGAACCGGGGCCAGTAATAAGCCCAAGGAAAAACGCGGCGGTATAGGTTGAGCCTTTAAAAAACTCAGTGTTCATTTCTTGCAAGCCTTCGTTAACCACGAGGTTGTGTTCCGAAGTTTTCCACTTTAAATTGCCGTCTTTATCGAAGCACTCAACATGAAACACGCCACCTGCACGCGCTCCAAAATCGGCTCCAGTACGAGCAACTAAACCCGCGCTTACGTTGTCTGTTGAGGTTGCTTTTTCGTTAAACATGGTCGCTCCTTATGCGATACGGATAATTGCTGATGTGTTTGATACAGCTGGAAACTGTACCGTGAAAGTTGTGCCTGATGTCTTATCTGCGCCAAAGTCCAGAACGCAGACTGCGGGGTTACCGCCCCCGCTTTGATAGATAAGCGCGCCGCGTGCGGTCAAAGCTGAATTCCAGACAGCATTGTTGAATGAAATATAAGCTGTATTACCAGAGCTACCTACCGTGGGAGTTTGCGCAATCGTGAGCGCCAAGCCTCCAGCCGTGTACCCAGAAGCCACAACCTCGCCCGTAGACGTATAAGCTGTGGTAGTCGCATCAAGCGTGGCTGCATTGGTATAGAGTGCAATATAAAACGTCCCCGAAGTGAAGTTGAACGTGCCGTTCATCAGCCCCGTCTTAAAGACGTTACAAGTCCAATTTCCTGTAAAAGCCATTATGTCACCGCCTGTCTATATTGACCAGAACGATACGCATCCTGACGCTCCATACCATCGCCAAGACGTTTAGCCAGTGCAAGAGCTTCCTTGTACTTCATGTCATATCCAGCGATAACGTCAACCTCACCCTTCATAAAGGTGTAGGCTTCTACCAAAGAACCGTAAAGCAGTACAGTATCAAAGTTATCGCCAAGCCATGTCTGCCCAGAAGCAACTGTAGTGATTGATTCTGGGTAATAGTAATAGTGAAGCTCAACAGTGTAGGTCGAATCAGGTGTTGGGCCGAGAATAAAACTCAACTCATTCGTAATTACAGGGGTTGGATCGTTTGTGGTTGTCGGGCCAAACAAAGCGTAGTATTTTGGAATAGCTGTGTCTGTTGGTGTTGGGTATGCTTGTCGGATGAAGTTCACATCCTTGTTCAGCAAATACTCGTACGCACCTACAGCGTCAATAACAGCCAACGAATACGACGCAAGGAAATCTGCTGGACATGACAAATACTTATTACCTGTGCTTGTTACGCCTGTTACATTCTTACGAAGCGATGGGAATTGAACCGTGTTGTATATACGTTGTTCAGCCTGCGTAATGAAAGTATTAATCTGCGTCTGTGGAGACACGGTACTTCCATCCGCAAGATATACATCGGGGAACTGATTCTCCGTGTACGACTGAATCGTGTTATACAACGTCGTGTAATTCATGCCATCGGGCCTCTAGACATCACACCTTTGGTAGCTGCGCCTGTGCCACGCATTTTGATACCAGTTGTTTTGATTGGTTCATTACCGGCAGATTTACTGATTGCGCCGACGCTCATATCAAGCGTATCAAGCTTACTGCTACTTGGCTCTTTACCGTTTGAAGTAACCTTCATGGCCTTGCCATCCATAGTGTGAGGTTCAGCATAGACGCTGGCGTCGCCAACTTCTTTACCGCCTTGTTTCATGCTGAATTTAGCCATTAACCGCTCCTTTGATTGTTTGCCCGCGCCATGTTACGACCAACAGCTTTCATTTGGTCGGTGGTCACACCGCCTTTAGCTAATTTAGTCATAGGCTTGCCGGGGTGCAGCTTTTTTTCATGCTTATGCACCGCGCCAGCAATCATCTTTTTGTCCTGCTTCAAATCTTTCTTGTCCATCATTAACTCCTTATGTCGTTGCTATCGTTACTGTACCAAGTTCTACAACCAAAACCAAGTTATTTGGGGTCAAAGCCGCGTCAAAACCAGATGAACCACCGACTGGGTTCCAACCCCACTGAAATACTCGACTACCGCCTCCGTTATATCCATCCTCAAGCAAGCCTGAGACTGCATAGGTCACGTCAGGTCTTGGCTCACGCACTGCCTGAGGGTCACTGACCGGGTACATACCCAACTGAAGCTGTGGCTGATCTGGATCCCAACAGCTTGGACAAACTTTGATATCGTATATCTTGGTCTTAACAATCTGCTTGCGGAGTTCCTTGAGCTTATACCGTTGCCCACACCTGTCGCATTCGGCAATTGAATATTTACCTGAAGCAAATCTATTTGGCATAGCTCACCTCAGTAGAACAACTGCCTTGGGACAAACCGATCTGGAGCTTTCTCACGATCTTCTTGAGATGCCAACAGCCATTGCTGCTCATACTCACCCTTTAAGAACGCCACACGATCGGGGGAAACGTCAGGCCGCTTAGAACCGATGTAGAACGCCAGCCCTGCCACCATACAAGGAATCAGACGGAAAGGGATGTCTTGCACGTTTACGCCATTGCCAGCATCACGAAGTCTACGCAGTCTCCAATACACAAACGTGTAGTCCCCACCAGCATTGGGGGCAGGCCAAACATTGATACAAGGCAGGTTCTGAACATATATTGCCGCGCCAGTCGTATGCGCCGCTGCCGTAGTGTAGTTCTGCCCACGAGTGCAATTTATTAGGCTGTTGCCATCTATATTTGTATACCCAATGGTCTCGGAGTCAATCTTGATGAACCCAGTAGTGGTTAACCCTGACGCATTGCTGACCACAATAGTTGTTGCAGTGCTGGTAATCGTGCCATTTAGCGTGACTGAAGTCGCATTTGTCTGGGCTGATTGGCGATTGATCCACACTTGGATTGGACGACCAGTCGTGAGTTTGTTCGGGATGGTGGAATAGGTAGGCTCAGAGATACGACTGATGTTGATATCTGTCTGATTTGACGCTACACCGTTGTTCTGCCGAATAACATGGTCAAGTAAGTCAATCGTATCTTCTGGAAGGGGGTATACCGCCTGACCAGTCACAAGCGCAATCGCGCCTTCTTCTACAGTCCACAAATTGATGCCACGGTTTGCCCACTCAATTGTCAACAGGTTCAACGAACGACGTGCCGTACGAAACTCATAACCAGTACGAACCTCTAGACCTGCCCGCTCATACGCTTCCTCGATCATCTCATTGAGATCAAGGTTAAACGAATCGGAAGAGGATGTGTAAGCCATTATCTAAAACCCGCTGTTTTCTTCGCTATGCCTTTAGGCTGGGCTACAAACTGCTTGCCCGCCGCCTTACCTTTACGCTTGGCTTTGGTTGTAGCAGCATACTCAGCAGAGGATAGAGACTTGATAGCCGCTTCAGGGAGATACCTCTCACCTGTTTTTGACGAAGGCTTCCCCGACTTAGTGCGCCATTTCTGGTCACCCCAGTTTTTAAGGGAAGTCTGCGGCGCTTTCAATCTCGATAGCCCCCGCCCGCAGCTTTGTATTTCTTGGCTACAAGCTGCGCTTTACGCGCCGACCACTGCCCCGCTCCAGTACCTTGTGTTGCCGCAGATTTGACTTGAGACACGATCCGCTTACGCAGTTCAGGCTTTGTGTAATTACCAGCCGCATTCACGCTTCCACCCTCTTTATATACCTCGACTTTATTCGGATCATCCTTGCGGGTAATCGTCTTGGCCTTAGGCATTTTAGAAGGGCTGATAGCGCCCATACCGCGAGAGGACATCATGATTTAGCACATCTTTCCGCGAGTCTTACCTCGCTGAGCGATACCATCGGCGCGACTAGAAACTGAGCCACCTTTTTTATAGGTGTCGCCCATCACATTTACGCGTGATGCGCGGTCTGCTGACGCTGCTTTTCTTTCGTTTTTAGCCGCCTGCATTTTCTCAACCATGGGCTTAAATATATGAGTTACGTCTCCCACTGCACGATCACGCCCAATTTGAGAGGCATCCTTATACGCCTTACGTTCCTTGGTGTACGTCTTAGCTTCCTCTAAGTCTTTAGGGGAGACGTTCTCCATGTCTTGTCCGGGGGGAAATTTAGTTGCCATGATTTAGCACATCTTTCCGCGAGTTTTACCCCGCTGAGCAATACCATCTGCGCGACGAGAAGCTGAAACAGCGCCACCTTTTTTCATGCCATATCTTTCTTTGGCTTCTTTTGTAACTTCTTCCCGACCTTCCCTAGTAAATGTCTTGTTCAGATAGTCACCGACACCGCTGAATGCGTTGTATGGGCCGATACCGGTCTTCTTCTCAGGCTTGCTTTCTGTTTTTGCAGAACTACGGCCTTCATTGCTGTAGTTAGAAGTGTCTTTTGCAGAACTACGGCCTTCATTGCTGTAGTTAGAAGTGTCTTTTACAGGAGCGGCTTTCTTTGCAGGTGCGGAGTCTTCTTCCTTCAGTTTGGTGTTGTACTTCTTCCCACCAAACTCGAATTCTTTGTCGCCAGCTTCACGAGCTGCACGGAATGCTTTGCCAAAATCGCTTGTTGCCATGATTATTCCTTAGCAGGTTTTGCCGCCAGATTTCATCTTAATCATTGTGCCTTTGGTTTTGCCTTTAGAAGCAACACCGTCACGGCTAGGGGCAGCGGTTTTCACCTTGCCCATAGATGATGTCGCCATGCCGCCTTTTTTCATCGCACCCTTACCGTCACCGATAAAAGCAGGTTTACCGTCTTTCATGGGCATACCGCCACCAGCCATTTTCATGGGTTTTTTCTTAGCCATCATTGCCATCATTCCGGGATTCATTTTGGAAGCCATATCATCACCTCTTTTAAAAGTTTTGCCTTTGTCGGCGTTTGAAAATTCTTTGCCCACTGACTGCGGGACTCCGGCTTTCTTGGCAAACGCTGGATTGTGGGCCACCGCTTCCATGAAATTGTGCTGCTTCTTACTCGTGCTTGGCATACTTAGCCACCAAGTTCTTAACAGTTTCAGTTTCCCATATGCGAATAGTCATCCACACAATGGTCAATATTCCACCAATAAGCGCTACGACAGGAGTCATCCAGCCCATAAAACCGCCAAGTCCGACAACCACAGCAGCGCCATCAGTCATTGTTTTTATGTCGTTGTTCATGTTTACCTCAACATTTCCATCTTGCTAAAGAAGCCGCCTTGCGGGTAGGCTTGCCTTTTTCGTCTTTCATAGGCCCGGGCATACCAGACATACGAGCGCAGAATGACTTCTTGCGTGGGCCACCTTCGGGCTGTGGAGCCTTCAGATTGCTTCCTGTTGCTGCGTTGTACTTGGCACGACCTTTGGCAGTCAGACCCGCCCCCTTGGAAACAGGTAGCTTTTCACCACGACCGACAGCTAGAGAGGGGCCTTTTTTCTTAGCCATAGTAAACGGTCAAGTGCGTATTAGCTGGCATTGAAACATAAACGCCGTTGTAGAACCTGATGCCTTCCCCCGGGATTGCCAGCGAATCAAGGGCTTGGTTTGTAGATACATTCAAGGTAAGGCGAATAGTCCCGCTAGCAGCGCTCGCGTTGTCGTAAAACTCAACTTCGCCAGCAGTACCCCCGGGGGATATAGAGAACCCCTTAACCCGGGTAGGCCCAGCAAAAATAACACCGCTTGCGTCAAGGTGCGCGGCTTTTACGTCTGTCTGCATCATAATTAATCTCCTTTTAAAAAGGGGCCGAAGCCCCTTAGATCAATTAAGCAATACGAGAGAAAACGTATGCGGTTGCGCTTGAGAACATGATGCGGAAGCAGCCAACCCCGGTTACACCGTTGGCAACGGTCAACAGACCTGCGCCAGCACCAGAGCCAGCGGCGGCGGCGGCAGACAAGATGCCGTTAGTTGCTACAGCAATAGTCACTGTGTTTGCGCCAGCGGTGTTGTCAACATACAAGTCCAAAACAGTTCCACGAGTTGCGCTAATAGCAGTACCAAGGTCTGTACCGGTAGGCAAGGTGATGGTTGTGGCTGCGGCGGAAGTAGATGTGATGTAGCCGGTTGCAACTTGTGCTGCTGTGGCTGTAGCTGTTGCGTTAATTGCAGCAGTTGTTGGGTGATTCTGATCTGTAAAAACCAGATTTGTAGCCGTTACGGTTGTAGCAGCCAAGGTTGTTACGCTGGTAGCTGCACCAAGAGTAGAAGTGACGGTAACTGCGCCAGTGATTGGGCTGATTGAAACAGTCTCAAAACCGTTTTGCGATCTTACTGGGCCGCTAAATGTGCTATTTGCCATGTTAATTCTCCATGCGTTGTGGCGTATCAATCTGCATGAGGTCAGCCGAGCCTGTTTGATACACCGATGATTCTCGGAATGCCTTCAATATACACCAAAAGAAAAGGGGGCACAAGGCCCCCTTTTTCATCAGGACGAACCGGGGGATGCGTACATTCCCAACGGATCAGACCAGCCGAACGAATAACGCTCGCGAGACTTGTAACGCACGTTGCCGGTGTCGAAGTCGCCGTCCATGCTGTTAGACAGCGGAGTACGGACAAAATGCTTCATACCGTTAGGCACGTCAGTAGTCAGATACCAACCATTGGTATCGGTCAAGAAGTGGTTCTGTGTATATCCTTCAGGGATAGAACCGTTGTTCTTCAGTGCATTGATATCGTTGTCAGTTGTGCCAACACGGAGGCTGGTTTCCAACAGGCGGGTAGCCACGAATTGCAATGAAGGAGGAACAATCAACTTCTTAGGCTTAGCAGCGATCAACAAACCACGCTCGTCTGTCCAAGCAGCGATCTGAATAACAGCGTTTTCCAACGAAGTTTCATTCAAGTCAGCAGCGGTGGAAGGACGGTTGGAGTTAGTGCCACCGTTAATCAGCGGGTGAGCAGTGCTGAACAGAGCGACGCCATCACCACCGGTATAAGCGGCAGAGAAACCGTTGTTCAAAACAGCAGCAGCTTTAACCTGCTTGGTATAAGACATAGCACGAGCCAGACCTTTGGTGTAACGAGCAGACAAGCTGTCGTACAAGTTATCTTCGATGGCCTCTTCGGTCAGCGAGAAACCCAAAGCAATGGTTTCGTGGTTATATCGAGCAGTCCATGCTTCCTGTGCATTGTCATAAGCGATGGCTTGGCCTTCGTTTTTAACTGGAGCAGCAGAGAAACCAGACAGTTTGGTCTCTTCTTCAAAAGAACGCTCTGAAGTTTCGGTTTCATAAATTTCTTTATGTTCCTCGCCGTAGCGAGCATATTCCAAACCAAACAAAGCATTCAAACCGGGAAGGAGTTCCTTCAGTAGTTGTGCGCGTGAAATAGCCATTTAAGTAACTCCTTATGCGCCAGTGGCGGAATAGTAACCGTGCAAACCTTGGTTCAACTTAACCAAGACTTCAGGATACTGAGTGAAAACCACAGTCGATGTGTAAACACCAGAGTTCAATGTGAATGTGGCGGCTTGGTTCAGCACAACAGAAGTTGCGCCTGCTGCGGCTGCGGTATCAACAAAAGAACCTGTCTGTGCAAGCTGACCGTTTGTGGTCAACACAGAAACGTCTGTACCAACTGGCAATGCGAAAGGCAGAGCACTCACGGTCAAGGTGGTTGTACCTGAACTGAAAATAGCTGTACCTAAATCAACTGCTGTGTCATGCACAACATCAATCACGCGCAAAGGCAGAGTGGTGGTGACAGGAGTGTCAACAGGAGCCAAAACTGCGTTAGCAGAGTTGCCAGTAGTTGTACTACCGGTGTTATTGATAGCTGACACGTTTGTGCCAATCATCGCCAAAGCGCCAGAAGCGACAGTAGTGCCAGAAGAACACACAACAGCCTTGAACACAGCATCAGGATCATCCAACACGTAGGCTTGGCAATCGCCAGCGGCGGTGCTTGCAGGCCAGTATTGTGAAAACTGCTTTTGCTTAGTCAGAGGGTTGGTGAATGTGCAGCCCAAGAAGATACCGGTAGTCTGGTTCAAACCAGTGCCAGTAGAAACTGAGGCGCGTGTGGCGAAGCCACGGGATAGAACAACGAAATCACCATAGAAGATGTCGGTTGAGTAACCGTATTGGATGGGGTACATACGGGTTGAACCCGCAAATACTTGACCGCCAATCAGGTTCTGTGCCAACAGCCCATATGGAGCTGATACGACAGGATATGCCATTTAAAAACTCCTTGAATTAAACACCTTTGCCAAAGCTTGTCGAAGACTTGTTCTCTCTAAAGAGAGGCATCCTCGGGTCACTTTGACGCATTAGGTTATTGTCAACAGCATCCGTTTGAGCTTGTGTGATCTGCGCAAAATGTTCATTACGCTGCTCCATAAACTCAATCGGGCACTTGCAAAGCAATAACCCACCAATTTCGATATTATTTTTAAATCGACTATCGGGGTCGATTAACATTTGAAACTTGGGCTGCTCTTCGACTGCGACTGGCTCCCAACCTTCCCGGAACTTGCCGGTAATGTTGCGCTGGTCAGCTTTCTCTAGAACTGTTACCCGAACCCATCTGTACGCATATCCCGGCTGTTTATCAGGCTCAGGAAGGAGTTCCGCTTGCTGCCACTTTTTAGGGCGTTCTTGCGTTGCTCTGCTCTGCATTTCACGCGACAATCTGCTTTCTGCTACTTTTACGTCTGTTGCCATCTTAGGCCTCCAATTTCATTGCTTCACGAGCGTACTGCTCGTTGGTTAACTTCAATTTTTTAGCCAAGGCAACTTGTGTCTTTGTTAGCACGACCTGTTTAGGGGCGGTACTACGTCTAGCAGGTGCAACGACTGTGCTTGGTTTTGTACGTTGAGGTTTATCCTCATCGTTGTTTGTAGTAGCCGAAAACTCCTCTGGGAATCTGCGTCTGACTTCTTTATCGATACTGCCGTAATATTCGTCAGTACCTATGTATCCACGTCCGTACCGTTCTGCAAGTTCTTCGTGGACTCCTTCAGCAAATTTGCGCATCGCCAACTTGTTTCGGTCTACAAACCATGGGTTGTTCGAGACCCAGTTAGCGACCTTAGGATCCATCTGCTGACTAGCAGGTTGGTTAGTTTGGGTAGTTTGTACACGATTTTCATCAACTTGTACAGTGGGCCTGAAATTTTTTGCTTTATCAAGCTTCATTTCTGCCCGAACTAACTCCTTTTGCGCAGCCAAAAGCTTGTCAGAATCACCGGAGTCATAAGCCTCCTTGTAGTTCCGTTCAGCTTTGTCAACTTCCATCTCCGCAGAACTTTGATACGTGGAAATTAATTCTTTCTCGCCAGTTTGCAACATAGACTTGAGTCTTTTATTCTCGTCTAGAATGCGTTCAGCGACTGTTAGCGCTTCCTGTTGTTCACGGAAAGCAGCTTCTTTTGCTCGACGTTCATCATGCCAAGCCTTTTTATATTGCTTGAACTTGACTTTTACGTTCTTTGTGTACTCCTCGGACTCATCAGCCTTCTCTAGTTCTTGCTGTGTGTTTTCATCCAAAGGAGGTGTTGCAAATTGATCCTCTTGGGGGGTGTCATCGACGACTTTTACTTCGACGTCATCATCTCCCTCAATCTGGATATCTACCTCTTGGGCTTTATCGTCTTCAAGTTCATCAGGGAACTTGTATTCACCACCAAATCTTGACATGTACGCTCCTTATTTGCGTTTGATGCCACGGGGGTCTTCTACAACACCTTCGACTGAGTCGTCGTTAATGATGCGGAATTCTCGTCCGTGGATGAGTAAACGTGAGCCTGCGTTG